GCCATTAATAACAGGTTTATATGAAGGAGCGATCGGTGCTAAAAGATTAGAAGACGGTGAAACAATGACAGACATTTTAACAGATCCAGTTGGACCAGCATTAGGTTTAACTTTAATGGAACCTTTATCAAAACTTTCTGGAGTTGTAAAAGATGCACCTAAACGAACAATGCTTGAAGGTGCTAAAAATTATTTTAACTTAAGCAACGTAGGTCAAGCAAGACCAGGGATTACAGGACAAATTTTAAGAATGGGTATGAATCCTAGAATGATTGCAGGAGCATCAAGATTTTTAGGATTACCAGGACTAGCTTTAGGACTTGGAATGTCAGGATATGACGCTTATAAAAACTATCAAAACCAAGAGGGTATGATATACAACTTATTTAATAAAGATGGATAGACGAAGTTTTATAAAAGGATTAATTGCTTTAGCAAGTGCACCCGCTATTGGTAAATACGTAAACGTATTTAAAACCGAAGGTGCGCGTAAGGGTATTGAAAATGTGGCTAGTCAAGGTGTAGATTTTTTTAACTCTGTAATTAAAAAAGTTATGGATGAGGGAACTTTAGTTAAAGAACAAGATAGAACATCTGTATATAAACATCCTGATCGACCAGACATAATGGTTGAAATTGATCAAGGTACAGGAAGTAGTTCAGTATATTTTGATACTGATCAAGGATCAAAAGCTGGTGCAGAAATTATAAAAACTATGGATGAAACTACTAAAGGTAGAACTGTAGAAGAACTTATGGAGTCTGAAGAAGTTTATAACCCATATAGTGGCGAAGGATATTACAAAGATGTAGAAGAAGGAATTACAGGTGGTATTACAAATCTTGAAGAATTTTTAAAACGTAAAAAAGGTTTTGCAATGGGTGGTAGAGTTGGAATGTTTAGAGGTGGTATACCAAAAGGTTTACAAGCAGCAATGCAGGCTCTTAGAAAAAAATTTGGTGATGACATTATTAAAAGCGGTGATGAGATAGAAAGTAGATCAGAATTATTTGATGATTTTGCTGCTAGAAACCCGGATCCAAATAAACAAATGACTGATAATGAAATTAATGAGTTTGCAGATGAATTTGGTGTAGATCCATCAGAAGAGTATTATGATTTTGATGGCACAATAGGTGATGCAAAAAGAATATTAAAAGAACAAGAAGAGTATACTGCAGAAATGTTTTTAGAATATAAAAAAGGCAACTTAGATCCTGTAGCAGGCGACAAGTCTCCAGCTAGAAAAAGATTTTTAGAAAAAAAATTAGAAGAAATGGAAGCAAGTGGTGACTCGAGATTAATGACAAGAGATGAAATAGAAGAATTATCTACTTTTGATCTCGGTGTTGAAATGCAAACTTTAAGGGATGGTAAAACTAAATCAATTATTCCTAAAGATGAATATGCAGAATACAAAAATGATTTTGATAAAGAAATTTTAAACAAAGAAATTAAACAAGGTGTAGCTGATGTACTAAGCGATACATCACCAGCAGGTTTAGCGAAAAGTATAGAGATTGATAATCTTATGTTAAAGTATCCAGGTATGACTAAAGATCTCGCAGATCAAATCGCATCTTCATCACCTAGAATGAAAGCTGATATGATTGCTATGGTAGAACAAACATTTAAGATGAGTGAAAAAGGAATGAGTGGTGATGATATTATACAAACATTTAAAAACACAACTAGAACCAAACAAGCCGATGGTGGAATCATTGGTTTGACAGCAATGAAAATACCTGATAACAGCAAGTCAGGTGTTGAATCATTATTTAAAAGAAGGTAGAATAGGCATATGGCCACTATAGATAAACCATTACCCAATGTAGACGAAAACAACAGAGCTGAAGATCAGGCTGTTGAAATTGAAAGCGTAAAATCAGCAGAAGTAATTGATACTCCAACAGGACCTGTTGAAGTGGATATGACTGAAGATGGTGGAGCAGAAATTTCTTTTGATCCTAATGCTTCAGAAATAGACCCTTCTGAAGATCATTTTGCAAACCTTGCAGAAAATATGGATGACGCAGATTTAGAACCACTAGGTTCTAAGTTAATTGAACAATACAATGAATACAGAGAATCAAGAGCAGATTGGGAAGATACATATAGAAACGGTTTAAGTCTTTTAGGATTTAAATACGAAAGAAGAACAGAACCTTTTAGAGGTGCATCAGGTGTTAATCACCCTGTACTTGCTGAATCGGTTACACAATTTCAAGCACAAGCTTACAAAGAATTATTACCAGCAGATGGACCAGTTAGAACTCAAATTTTAGGAGTAGTAGATGTTGCTAAAGAAGAGCAAGCTAAACGGGTTAAAGATTTTATGAACTATCAGATTATGGATCAGATGAAAGAATATGAACCAGAGTTTGATCAAATGTTATTCTACCTACCTCTATCAGGATCAACTTTTAAAAAAATCTATTATGATGATCTATTAGGTAGAGCTGTTTCAAAATTTGTACCAGCAGATGATTTAATCGTACCTTATTCTGCAAACTCACTAGAAGATGCAGAAGCAGTTATTCACGTAATTAAAATTTCAGAAAACGAATTAAGAAAACAACAAGTATCAGGATTTTACAGAGATGTAGAATTAGGAACACCACCTATTACAGAAAATCAATTAGAAGATAAAAAATTAGAGTTAGAAGGAATTTCTAAAGATGGCCAAGAAGATCAATATACTTTATATGAAATTCATACTAATCTAGATTTAGATGGTTATGAAGATATGGGTGAAGATGGTGAGCCAACAGGTATTAAACTTCCATATGTTGTAACTGTTGCCCAAGCAAACAATAAAGTTTTATCTATAAGACGAAATTACAAAGCAGAAGACCCAAAGAAAAATAAAATTAATTATTTTGTACAATTTAAATTTTTACCAGGAACTGGTTTTTATGGTTTTGGTTTAATTCATATGATTGGTGGTTTAACTAGAACTGCAACAGCAGCTTTAAGACAATTATTAGATGCTGGAACTTTAGCTAACTTACCCGCAGGATTTAAATCACGTGGTATTAGAGTTAGAGATGATGCACAACCATTACAGCCTGGTGAGTTTAGAGATGTAGATGCACCTGGTGGAAATATTAAAGATCAGTTTATGACTTTACCTTTTAAAGGACCAGATCAAACATTACTTCAGTTAATGGGAATTGTGGTATCAGCAGGTCAAAGATTTGCAGCAATTTCTGATATGCAAGTTGGTGATATGAATCAACAAGCTGCAGTTGGAACAACTGTTGCATTATTAGAACGTGGCTCTAGAGTTATGTCTGCAATTCACAAAAGAATATACGTAGGACTTAAAGAAGAATTTAAATTATTAGCAGGAGTGTTTAAAACATACTTACCACCTGTTTATCCATATGATGTACCAGGTGCAAGCCGTGAAATTAAAGTACAAGACTTTGATGATAGAATAGATATCTTACCTGTAGCAGATCCAAACATCTTTTCACAGACACAAAGAATCTCAATCGCACAAAGTCAATTACAACTCGCGCAATCAAATCCTCAAATGCATAATATGTACCAAGCGTACAGATCTATGTATGATGCGCTGGGTGTAAAAAATGTTAATGCAATATTACCTCCACCGGCAAAACCAATGCCGATGGATCCTGCATTAGAAAATATTATGGCAATGTCACAAAAACCATTTCAAGCTTTTCCTGGTCAAGACCACAAAGCTCACATTGATGCTCACTTAAATTTTATGAGATTAAATATGGTGCAGAATAATCCTATGGTTATGGCTGCAATGCAAAAAAATATACTTGAACACATAAGTTTAATGGCTCAAGAACAAGTTCAAATAGAATTTGTAGAAGAATTACAAGAGTTACAAATGATTCAACAACAAATGCAACAAATGGGAGCACAGAATCCTGCAATGGCACAAGGTATGATGCAAAATCCACAGATGATGCAACAACAACAACGAGTTCAACAAATAACAAATGGTATTGAAGCTAGAAAAGCGCAACTAATTGCTGAAATGCAAGAGGATTACGCTAAAGAAGAAGAAAAAATTACAGGTGAGTTTGCTGGAGATCCACTATTAAAGATTAAATCAAGAGAAGTGGACTTAAAAGCTGCAGAAAACCAAAGAAGAGAAGAAGAAGGTCAAGAAAGATTAA